GTAAGCATAGAAGTTGAAGAAGTTCTTCTCGTTCGGTTTTAGCTTTACCATAGCTGCATCACGTGCGTCCGGTCTCATTGCAGGGTTGAATGTTTCAACAAGGTCATTAAACTCATAAATTAAGATGAAGTCGTAAATTGTTGTTCCCATGCAACGCAGTGAGAAGTTGAGTTGGTCTGCGGCAGTTTGGTATGGCGTCTCGGAACCATCACCTGTAAAGTTGAGGATTTGTCCAGTTGGAGCATTCATTGGAAGTGCTGCACCACATGCAGCGATACGGGTCACGTAAGTCTTTGTGGAGTCCATGATAAGACGATAGACGCGAGTGTTAGCATCGTATTCCCTAAGCATTACAAGGTCAGTATAGGGCATAATACGACCTTCATTATTCAGCCCCATATATGTGAGCCAAATCTGGAATAACCATGATATAGGATCGCCAGCAATGTTGCGTGTAGTCATCTGCAAATCGTAGGTGTTAAATTGATACGGAACATCATCTACATATGACATTGCATCACGATAAACTCCAGGGGTTGTAGTAGACAAGTTGATCGTAAAATCTTCCCAACCAGTTAAGCTGATCAGGTTGTTACTGAGCAAAGGAATGAATGGATTAAACACATCCACACCCGGACACCAGTCTTGGCCCTGTGCTTGATGTTCACGTGGATCTAGATATGCTCTGATCTTACGTTCAACAGAATCCACATTGGGATTAAGAATCTGAGATAGTCGCCGATCGACCATGCAGTTACCTTCGGAAAGGTTCATCAGCGGTTTAGTAAAAAAGGTGTAACCATGGTTCTCTGTGTTTAGAGAGATCGCGTTGTTACGACCTGTGATATTCAGACCTCTAAAAGAATCGTCGATAGATCTATCGCGTGGAGATAAACCTGTGTTCTGAATAATCTGATCAATGAAGTCACTCAAAGCCATTTTTTAAACTCTCTTTATAATTGAATTGAAGGAAGAGAACATGTCATTACCAATTAGTGCCGTTGCCGCAACAGGCAACAGTGTTGTAAAAGGACTCATGTCCACTGTATTGAATGCTGCCAAGAGTAGCATGAATATTAGCTCTCTGGCTGACTTGGCTCGACCATGTCGGGTAGAACCAATCGCTATCATTGATAACGTATTGGCTGACCAACCATACATGCAAGACCTGATGAAACTGGCAACCAGTCAATTTGCTGCATATTACTTGCAAGCGGTTAACATGGTGTTGGGTGTAGGTAAGATTGATACTCTAAAAGTATTTGACTCCTTGAACCCAGTCCGTACCGTCGGTGGTGATCTAGCAGGTGCCGTATTCTCCAAAGAGAGTTACGTTGATGGATTGCCATCTCTTGAAGCATTCTCCCAAAAGATCGACCGTCGTGTCATCGCTGAATATAGTCACGAATCGTTCGTAGCTAGTTTGGAAGATGGTGATGAAACTCCAAGTGGTAAGACCAATCTGAGCGCTGCCGATACAGGTAAGATCTACGAGGTCGAGAACTTGGCCGTTGGTAAACTGCTCAACGTTAGTATTACTGATCCGGCCACTAAACAATCCGCAAAGCTTCCAGTACTGATTCGTCTGGTTCCAGCGGTAGTGCCGTCTGATGCTTTGACTCATATCTTTACCGCAGGTGGACGCGATAGTTGGTCCCATCGCTTCTTCTTGGTTAAAACTGGTCAGCTGACTTTCTGGCGCGACTTCGTTCTGGGTCAAGACATGATCGATGCTCATATGAAGGCATTGATGACTGACCGTTCGGGCGTCTACAAAGAAATTAATGACCGTCGTCGTAACAACATCTCTAAAGCTGTACTGTCTAACCGCCTGTCTCTGGCTGATGCTTCTAACGTTGCTATCATTTCTTCGAACACTCTTAAGACAACTGCCTCCCAGCTTTATGCCCGGATGGACGACATGTCTGTTCGTGAAAAGATCTTCGATAACTCGTATCTCCTGATGCTGTTGGTTGTTGACGAACGTTGGGGTCGTGTAACCATTTATCACCGTGGTATTGACCTGTCGTCTAGCTACCGTCTTGATGATATTAAGATGGCTGAGAAATCTAAAGGCTCCGACATTACTGAACTGTTCAAAATGTTCAGCAAACAAATGTCCACCAACATCTAAGGAATACTAAATGAACATTCTTGCTTTTGTGCAATCTCTCCCGAGCGTTCTTGAACGTCGTGATCTGATTAAAATCATGGATCAACTGGCTGTTGAATATGACGATACAGTTGGTCCAATTGTTTCGGATATGTCTGAAGCATTCCGTGGTGTACAACTCAAGTCCAACCTCGCTAAGCGTATGGACATGGTAATGCACCGCTACGTAAACTATACTGGTAGTTCTTTGGATCTTATCCTAAGTACTCTGGTTAACGTACGTAGTAGCTTTGAAATCATCCGTAAAGATATCCGCTCGGTATTCAGTGTATCCTTCACTAATACCAACTTGTCTTTTGATAAAGCCAACGTACTGAAGTTTATCGAAGCCCTTGCTTTCTATATCCGCTATGCACGTAAATACATGCTGTTCCTGATTGCTGCTGAAACTTCCCAACTGGGCAAGTCTACTCCAGCTAAATGGACCGCTGCTGAATCGGAATGGATTGATACCAACATGGATCAGTTCGCTGGTCTGTACGTTGCAATGTCGATGCCACCAAGTCAGTTTAAAGCTCGTTTGAATGGTGCTTCCAATGCACAGGTTGAAGAAGCTACTTTCCAAGTGGCTCAACAGTCGCTGGGTACAAATAAAATTGACCCATTGGAAATGGCTGGCTTCTCTCCACGTATGAACCCACTGATGTTGATGGGTCGCTTTATTGCCGAGATGCAAGTAGAGCGTTACAATGCCGCAAAAGAAGAGTACTACGGTATTCAACTGCGCTTGCAAGAGATGCGCGATATTGTTGCTGGTCAAGGTACTAACCCAATGATCCAGAAACAAATCCAACAATACGAGAAGCGTGCTTCTGAGTATGAATTTGAAATGGCCAAGATCCAAGAGAAAGCTGGTCTTTAAGTGAGGTATCACCATGGCAGGTACTAACGCAGTAAAGCCGTTTGGTGGAGACTATTCGGGTGGCCAGATTAAGGCTGCCCAACGTTTCACCATGCGTCAGGGTGATCCACGTGTACATGACCTGTATCTCGTATTCACTAACGAACCAAAGAAATCCGTTACTTGGGAATTCCGTAAGAAAGTTATTGATCTGGCTCAGACTCTGTTTGCTGGTAACTTTAACTGGTTTATTCGTCAAGATACCAATGCAATGATCACCGATCAAAACTACATGTTCATGTTGGACACTGTACGGTTCATTGCCACAGGTAAACGTCGGTTAAGCATTTACACTTGGCCTACTCTGTTGTCGTATAAAGTTCCTGTTGGTAGCGCTGTAGATTCTCGTAATGAGATCTCTAAGCTATTCATTGAACTGGCATTGGCAACCGATGTAAACACTATCCTTGCTAAGTGGGTTTCTCACAAGGGCGGGTTCGATGATCTGATGTACACACTAAATATGTTGTTTGGTAACGTACCAGAACAAATCAATACCTAATCTGGAGGAGTCTATGGTTAGTGAAAACAACCAACTCCCACCAGAGAATGTCGACGGGGTTACACCCGTCGATTTTCCCGTCATTACCGAAAAGACATTAGAAGACATGGATCTCCATGAAACTCGTTTAAGTGCTTTAGGTCTTGAGATGGAATCCTTGTGTAACGTTGCATCCTTGTTAGAAACCAAACCAAGTCGTGAGATGCTTTCTTATGCTCTTGAGAAATATGGTTTAACTCAGGTTATCTCTAACGAAGATGAGAACAAGTCAGCACAGGTTGTGTGGGATCGTACAAAGATGAACCTTAGACGTTACCAGTCTGAGCTATTCAGTTATGCCAAGATTATTCAAAGCGGCGCAGAAAGCGCTGTAGAGCGTCTGGAGATGATGTATGAAATGGCAGGTAATATCCAAGCCGATCCTTACAAAGAATCCATCACGCTTAATAGAAACAAGAAGTATGGTATCGATGGTAAATTTGAACCTAAAGATATTCGTCCTTTAATGGACCAGACTCAGAACTTATTCGATTTCTACGACAAGGTTCTTTTGAACTACATGAAGGATGTCGATAAGATTCTTTTGAAGGTCGAGCTAGATCACAATTGGTCAGACGACACATTGATGCAGTTCGATAAATACGATGCCATTAAATGGATGAATAACTCTATTGATGCAAAGGATGAGGAACGTCCTAATTCATCAGCGCATGTGGTTCGTTCAGTTATTGCTCAAGGCGATAAAGCAATTTATTATTACGACCCTACTGCGGTTAAAGATAATAAAGAAAACGAAACCACTAAGGATTGGAGATTTGCAGTTAACACAATCAAACGACTGCGTCTCAAATACCGTACCATTCCAGGCATGAAGCCGCTTAATGAAGAAGATAACGTTATTCCTGTAGGAAACCCAGGTTCCATTAAACAACGTATTACTTACATACTTGGAATCGCTAAACGGATTATGGCCCGTGGCGGTTATGACAAGAAGATATCTGCTGAATTAAGGAAGATGGAAGTAGATGCTGAAAAGGTCCGCAATAAAGCACGTGGGTTACGTGATGACGTTAATAAGGTCAGTGGCAGAGATGTCAACGAAGAAGAGCAAGATGTTGCTCGACCTGTTGCTACCGATATTGTTAAAGACCTTGTACAAATCATGACATCAATGACAAGACTGGTAACCGATTACAACAACGGATTAGCTGGACAGCTCCGTTTAATTGGTGCACTTGGCTATGTTGCCGATTTAGAACTTAAAGCCTTTGAAGCTCCGATGAAGAAGCCTACAGAGGAAATAGTCGCGAAGACAAAGGTATGACGACATAATAGGGAACCTACTGGGTTCCCATTATGCTATGTCATAAGTACTTACCCTTATAAGAGATCTCTCCATGGATATCCAAAAACTGCAACAATTTATTAAACTCAGTAATGAAGATTTTGCTGATGCTCACGAACCAGTTAATGATGGCGTGAAAGAAGTTCCAGATGCAAGCGACATTGCCGCAATGGTCGGTCGTAAAGGTGGTGAAGGCGATGCTGACATTACCAAAGACGGTGAAGCTAATGTAATCCCAGAGCAAGAATCTGAAGAAGAATCTAGTAAGTCGGAAATGACTGAAGTTAAAGAATCTGAAGGTACCGCTCCCGCTAAAGAAGCTCCAGCTACTACTGAGACCAGTGATACAACTGAAGAAGTTGATGCTACTGAAGTAGATGCTGAAACCCCAGTTGAAGATGAACCTGAATTGGCTCATGATGATGTCAAAGCTGTTGAGACCGATGAGAAAGTAACTGCTTCGGAGAAAGAATCTCTTGAAGCATTTATTCCTCTGATTAAACGTGCAGAACTTATTGGTTATTCTAAGCGTGACACTGAAGCACTGACTAAGTCTATCGGACGCGTGCGAGCTAAAGCGGGTGTACGTGGTGCCTTTACTGTTTCTGCTGAATCCATTCACGAAACCGTAGCACTGGCTGAAACCCATTTGGGTAAACTTGCTCGTAAACGTGCCTTCCTAAAACAGCGTGACCTGCGCGTGTCTAAAGAAAACTATGGTGTTCCGGGTAGCCCTGAAGTAGAGGCTCAATTGGATCAACAACCATTGGCTCACGAAGGTGCTGTTCCATTGAACCCGGCGCTGGCCGCTGGTATTACCGCACAGGAAATGGGTCCAGTTATTGATACCGTTATTGAAGAGCAAGCAATTGCCAATACTTATCAAACGATTGCTGACCTTGAGCAAGCAGGTGTAGCTGTTGAAAACTTCACTACTCTTCTGCGTGAAAACAAAGGTCGTATTTCTAAGCAAGCTGCCGCCATTATTCATACGTCATTGGAACACATTGATAGCACTTGTAATATACGGA